CCAGCGCCGACGGGTGTGACGCCCCCGGCACCGCCAGCTGAAGGGGAGATCCCTCCAGCACCGCAGGCCGAAACGTTCGATGCGTGGCTTGCGAAGCAGCCTCAGGAAGTCCAGGCCCTATATCACAAGGACCACGATGGGCTGCACTCCGCGCTGAAGTCCGAGAGGGACATCCGCAAGGAGCAGGACAAAAAGCTCAAGCGCCTCGAAGAGTTGGAGAAGGCCGACCAGGATCGCCAGAAGGCCTCTCTCAGTGAGGCGGACAAGCTCAAGCAAGAGCTGGCCGAGGCCAACAAGAAGACCGAGTTGGCCCTGGCTGAGGCTGCGACGGTACGCATGAAGACGGCCGTCCTGGTCGCAGCCGGCCAGATGGGCTTCCAGAACCCCGACGACGCTTACGACCTCATCCAGATCTCCAGGTTGGAGGTTGGTGATGGCGGGAAGGTGTCCGGAGTGGACGATGCCCTGAAGGACCTTGCGAAGGCGAAGCCGTACCTTCTGAAGAAGCCCGGCGCTCCCGGACTGGGCCCGACCAACCCGGCTGGGGCACAGGGACAACGTGAGACCGACGCAGACCGCATGAAGCGCCTGCTCGGCTAGGAGAGTTTTTCGATGGCAGACCTAAATACGTGGGCGGATGTCTCCAGCATCGCCAACAACATCCAGGAGGATGCCCTGTTCGTGATGCGGATGACCGCCCAGATGCAGAACCTCGTCCGTCCGTTTACGGACGCGCGCGGTGACAACCCTCGCAAGCTTTACGAGTTCAACCAGAGCACGGCCGGAACGGTTATCGAGACTGACGACCTGACCTCTTCGGCGTTCACGCCTGCCCTTCTGGGCACCCTGACGCCGATCGAGATCGGCCTTCAGTTCTTCGTCACCGACCGCCGACGCGACTCCCAGCTGCCCGAGTCCATCATCTCCGATGGTGGGCGCGAGCTGGGCCTGGCGGCCGTTGACTACGTCGAGACGGCTCTGATCGGTGACATGGCCAGCCTGACCGGCGGCACGATCGGCGCGGCTGGAACGGCCATCACCTGGGGCTACCTCGCTGCGGCCATCGCCCGGGCGAAGAACGCCAACAAGAGCATGGCGATTCCCCTGAGCTGCGTCGTCCACGGCTATCAGTGGGCGGTTCTGGCCAAGGCGGCCAGTGTCGCCGGAGCCACCGTGGCTGTTGCGCCCGGCTTCCAGGAAGAGGTCACCCGCCTCGGCAAGGTCTCCGAGTTCCTGGGGGTTCCGATCTACCAGGTCTTCGGTGGAACCATCTCGGGTGACGACTTCGTTGGCGGGGTGTTCCCTCGGGACGCCATTGCCATCGACTGGCGTCGTCCGGTTCAGGTTGAGGCCCAGCGGGATGCCTCACGGCGCGGGACCGAGTTCAACATGAGCGCGGTCTTCGCCCACGGCGTGGCTCGCCCGGCTCTCGGGGTGAAGTTCACCTTCGACGCTTCGGCGCCATCCAGCTAAGGGGCTGGTGACCTATGGCCTCTGACATCCACATCGTTGTGGTCAATGTAGGCGCGCTGACCAACGGTACCCGGCCGCTCCTGAAGGTTCCTTCGGGCTTCGGCGGGATCACGTTGCAAGGTGCGCACGTCTCACAGGGCGGATCGACCAACTCCTCGCTGCATCTCGTCACGATGGGGTCGGCCGGGACGGCTATCCCCACAGGCGGGACGCTGTCGACCGCAGCGATCGGGGGCACTGCCGCCCCGTTTGCGGCCAACACGCCAAAGGACTTCGCCCTGACGACCGACTTCGTTCCCGAGAACACCTGGCTCGGGGTCAAGGAGCTGAACGTAGCGGCGATGGCAACCGTCGCCAACGTGTCGCTCGAGTACGTGATGGGCAAGTAATCCCCGAAAGGGGCTGCATGGCTAGGTCCTCGAGGCCGAAAAGGGACCCCTCCGCCCCTGCCATGCAGCTTGCCCGGAGGGATGAAGAAGTGCGGAGGGCATCTTTTACAACCTATGAAGATCTCTTGGTCCAGCAACGCGCCCTGGTCGACGACCGGCTACGGAAACCAGACTCGAGTCTTCGCCCCGCGGCTGAAGAAACTCTTGGGTCACGACGTGGCCATCACCTGCTGGTGGGGGCTTGAGGGCGGCGTTCTCAACTGGGACGGGATCTCTTGCTACCCGAGGGCATATCACCCCTACGGGAACGACTGCTATTCGGCGCACGCCAAGCACTTCGGCGCCCAGCTCGTCATCAGTCTGATGGACATCTGGGTGCTGGAGCCTGGCGATAACACCGAGAAGATCCCGCTGGCCTCGTGGTTCCCCGTCGATAGCGAGCCTCTACCGCCGCCAGTGAAGGCAGTTGCGGAGAAGGTCGACTTCCGCATCGTCTTCTCGCGGTTCGGCGAGCGCATGGTGCGAGAGGCGGGCTTGGACTGCCTGTACGTTCCGCATGGTGTAGACACCGAGATCTTCAAGCCGCACCTCAAGGGCCCGGCCCGGAAGATCGTCAATCTACCCGAAGACCGCTTCATCGTCGGGATGGTGGCCGCCAACAAAGGCCATCCATCGCGCAAGGCCTTCGTGGAGAACATCGCCGCCTTTGCGGAGTTTCACAAGCGCCACAAGGACACGCTGCTCTTTCTGCACACGGCCAAGGCGGAGCACGGGGAGAATGGCGGGGTGAACCTGGTCGAGTTCTGCCAGAGCGTCGGGCTGCAGGAAGGCGTGGACGTAGGCTTCTCGGACCAGTACATCGGCATCCTGGGTTTCCCCGACGCCTACATGGTCAGCCTCTACAACTCGATCGACGTGCTGTTGTCGGTCTCAATGGGTGAGGGGTTCGGGATCCCAATTCTCGAGGCGCAGGCATGCGGGACGCCAGTGATCGTCGGCGACTGGACCTCGATGGGGGAGCTGTGCTTCGGCGGCTGGAAAGTCGCTCGCAAGGACGCAGTCCAATTCTGGACTGGACTCGGGACGTACCAATTCCTGCCGAAGACGGGTGCCATTGTGGAGTGTCTAGAGCAGGCCTACCGCAAGGGAGATCGGATGAAGAAGCCGGCGCTCGATGGCGCCAAGGCCTACGACGCCGATCTCGTCACGAACACCTACTGGAGGCCTGTGCTTGAGGGCATCAAGGAGAAGATCGATGGGCGATAAGGACGTGCACTACGAATTGATCAGGATGCTTCTCGACGGCTATGCGCGGAGCGAGGCCGAGTTCGCGGCCGCGAACGAGATCCGAACCCTTCGCCAGCGCATCGCAGAACTCGAGGCCGAACGCCAGGCCCCCGAGGTCGTGAAGCCAGCGAGGGCCAAGAAGGCATGACGCTGTCCGAGCTGGTGGGTACTCATCCGGGCGGTAGGGCCGTCATCATGGGGAACGGTCTCTCTCTGCTGGCGAGCCTCCCGACGGTGAAGAAGCGACGCGAGGAGGGCTGGGCCATCTTCGGATCGAACCGCGTGCATCTTTCCGGCCTGACGCCAGCCTATCTGGCCGTGACCGATCCGCTTCTGGCCCAGGACCGTCGGCGAGAGATCCGCGTGCAGCCTGGTGTCATCTTCCTGGACGAGAAGCATCAGGAGTTCCAGCCGGCCGATTTCCCCGCGGTGTGGCTGACTGTCGATCGGGAATGGACCGCCGGCCGGACCAAGACGCTTGGTTTCTGGGCAGACGACGTTCCGGATCGCGTCTTCGGCGGCGGGACCGTCACCTACGCACTGCTGCAGATCGCCTTCGCAATGGGTTTCTCGGATGTGCGTCTAGTTGGGATGGATCACCGCTACACGCTCAAGGGGGCCCGACACCTGACGGGCTGGGTCTACGAGAGCACAGTGCCTGACCCCAACCATTTCCACCCCGACTACTTTGGGCCCGGGCAGAGGTTCCACGATCCACAGGTGGATCGGATGGCGAAGGCCTATGTCGTGGCAAAGGCTGCTTACGAAGAGGCCGGCCGGAAGGTCTGGAACTGCACGGCAGGCGGGGAGCTGGAAGTGTTTGAGCGGAGACCGCTGTGAGCCTCGACATCCTCTGCGTCACGAAAGGCGAGGAGCATGCCGATCGGTTCATCCAGGCAATGGAGGACGCCGCTCTGGTTCTGGGGGCCGGCATGGTGGTCTGCTTCGACGGCCTCGTTTCCGTGGAAACGGCCCCGTGGGTGCGGCGCCACCAGGTGGCCACCGACGGGACGATCGAGAGCGTCCTGGACGAGGCGATTGACCACTGCCAGGCCCAGTTCGTCCTGCGCCTGGACGACGACGAGCGCATGACGCCGGCGATGGTCGCCTGGCTGCGGACTGGCGAATGGATGACGGAGCCCCTGTGGGCCTTCCCGAGGCTCAACCTCTGGGGAGACGAGGAGCACTTCATCAAGGCCGATCCCCTCTACCCGGATCTTCAGACGCGGTTGTCCACGCGGGAGAAAGCAGGCGGTCGGCGGGGAGTGCATGACGGGTCTCCCTTTGGTACGGGGAGGATCGCTCCTGTGGCAATCGAGCATCACAAGTTCCTGGTGCGCGACAAGTTCGACCGGCAACGCATCGCCGAAGGCTACGAGGCAATCCGCCAGGGTGCCGGACTGGGCGAGCACTATGTGGCTTTCAATCTGCCCGAGATTTTCTACGGGGCGCGTTTGCCCCTCATGGTGAAACCGTGGCCGTCCGACTGACGCTCGATGAGGAAGTAGTGCTGCTCAAGCGGCTCGCCTCAGAGGCAAAGCTCGGCGTGCTTGAGATCGGAGTCTACCTGGGGGGAACGACGGCCGAGCTCGCCAGCGCCATGAAGTCGGGCGTTCCGCTGTTCGGGATCGATCCGATTAAGCATGACCAGGCCGGCGTGGTCGGGAGCGAAGAAGAGATCAGGGCGCGGATGGTGTCCTACGGCTTCTTCACCTTTTTCAAGACGCAGAGCCATCAGGCCGCGGCGGGGTGGACGGCGCCCCTGGATCTGATCTTCGTCGATGGCGACCATTCGTACGAGGCCGCAAAGCAGGACTTCGAGGACTGGTGGCCCTTGCTGTCTGATGGCGGACACATGGCTTTCCACGACGCCGCCGGGTCGGAGAACGTGAACTTCGTCGGAGCTCCAGGAGTGATGCGCTTCACCGACGAGCTGATCGCCGGCGGATACAACATGGTCGAGCGCGTGGCCACCGTTAGGGTATTCAAGAAGTGACCGTGCTACTGCCACACCTTGAGACGAACATCACGCTGCGCTGCCAGCTGCGGTGCCGCGGCTGCAACCACTTCGTGGGCCTTGACGCCCACAAGAGCCTACCTGACGTCACGCCCGATGGGCTGGCGCACGACCTGGAGCGGCTGGCGAAGGTGGCGCATGCGCAGGCGTGGGGCGCCCTGGGTGGCGAGCCGACCCTGCATCCGGACCTGGCGGAGCTGTTGCACGTTGTTCGTGCTTCCGGCATAGCTGACAGCATCGAGGTCTGGACGAACGGTCTGACGGCCCGTCACCTGCCGGCGGCGTTCTGGGGGGCACTCGACGTGTTCCAGCTGAGCGCCTATCCAGGGAAGATCACGGACGATGACGTGAAGTGGATGGCGGCGAAGTGTGCCGACACTGGGGTCGAGTTCAGGCTGAAGGACCAGCGCAATGACCCCTACTTCACGGCGCTCCTTGGGAGGAAGCCCAAGAGCGCCGAGGCTGCCAAGACCAAGTATGACGAGTGCTGGTTCCGGACCTTCACGCGCGTTGTGGACAACGGGTACTTCTACCAGTGTTGCACCAGCCCTTTCATAGCGCCGCTCATCATGGGCCTTGAGGTTGGGCACGACGGGCTATCTCTTGAAGGCATCACGGAGGAGAGCCTGCTGGCCTTCCTCTCATCCGAAGAACCACTGGCGGGCTGCACCTTCTGCCTCGCCCACAACGGGCCTCATCAGCCGTGGATGGAAGTGAAAGGCCCAGAGGCCTGGATCGAAGCATCGAGGTATCCATGAGCAGAAGCACGCTCTCCAATCAACTTGCGGATCTCCGGGGGATGGTCGATGCCGGAACGGCCGACTACAGCCAGGGGACGGCGAACTTCTGGGATGACAACCAGCTCCAGGTCGTCCTTGATCGCCATCGGATGGATGTCTATCGGGAGGGATTGCATCCCATCCCCGATCAGCTGTCGGGGTCCCTGTCGTGGAAGGAATACCGCAGCCATTACGTGAACCTAGAGGCCACCGACGGAGGTAGTGCCGTCTTCATTGTGGAAGACTCGGTCGGGAACAACCAGGGGACGGCGAACTGGAGCGTCGACTATCGACGCGGGATCGTGACTTTCGGTTCTGACCAAAGGGGGACGGCCTACTACCTGACCTCGAGGAGCTACGACCTGAACGGCGCGGCTGGCGAAATCTGGCGGATGAAGGCCGGGCACGCGTCGAAGCAGTATGCCTTCTCCACCGACGGGCACAGCTTCCAGCGGAACCAGATCCTGGACCATTGCATGAAGATGGCCAGCTACTACGAGAGCCGGGGGAAGGTTGAGACTGTTCAGATCTTCCGGAGCGACCTGACGTGAGTGGGCCCACGGCCGACGAGCTCGCATCCATGCGGGCCGACATCGAAGAGACAGCCCTGCCGGATACCTGCAGCATCCTGGCAGTCACGAGGACCGCGGATGGTCAAGGCGGCTTCACGGAGGCCTGGGGCACGGCTACTGGCGGGACCGCAGTGCCATGCCGGCTGGACAGCAAGGGCGGGGGCAGGTCCCCGGTGGCGGCCGCGCAGCGGGACTACTCGGGCTGGGTCCTCACGGTGGCCCACGACGTTGCATTGACTACCGATCACCGAGTGGAACACGGTGGGGAGACCTACAACGTGTTGTCGGTGAACGATGACGGCAGCTGGCCTCTCTGCCTGCGGGCGAGCCTGGAGCGAGTGTGATGGCCATCGTCATCAACATGGCCGGTCTCCAGCGTCTCGCCCAGGATAGCGGGAAGACTCTCGACGAGATCATCGGCAAGAAGGCCTACGAGATCGAGGGCGATGCCAAGAAGCTCGCGCCTGTCGAAAGCG